AATAAAGAGATTAAGACCAAGAGCTTTACTAATTGGGAAGGTGTTAGTACCAAAATGCTAGGTCCTTGTTCTCACTTAGATGACTGTAATTTCAATCATTATGCTTTACAATTGAGTACTTACATGTACATTATTCTAAAGCATAACCCTAGATACAAACCTGGAACAATGACTTTACACCACATCATTTTTGAAAAAGAAGGTGAAGATTCATTTAAATTCCCTATCTATAAGAAAAATGAAAAAGGAGAAGCTATTGTAAAAGAAGTAGTTCCCTATACTGTCCCTTACTTAAAAGACGAAGTAATAGCGATGTTCAATTGGATAAGAGACAATAAAGATCAAGTAAAATGACTATTAGAATCTTTGATATACAGAATGGAAAAGTAATAGTTAATATTAACTGTTTGCTTGTCCCTGAGCTTAAAGCTGTACACGACGAGTACGAAGACCCGATCCCCGCCCTGTCATTTCTTCACTATTACTTTGATCATACAGGTCCTTACGCTAATCTTCCGGAAAACATTAAAGAGGAAACTCTTTTAAATGATTTTGTAGGAGATTATACTCTAGAAGATGAAGTTATGCAAGCTGCTTTAAAGAAGTTAGAGCTACTATTCATGACTCCTACGTATCGTTATTATCTTGATAATAAGATTCTTTTAGAGAAACTAGGTACGTTTGCACGTAATACTCCTATTACTACTGGTAGAGATGGTAACTTAGCAGCGTTAGCTATGCAGGTTAAATCAGTAGGAAAGACCATTCAGGAATTTAAACAACTAGAAAAGATAGTTCTACAAGAGCTTAATGAAAGCTCTAATAGAATTAGAGGTGATAAGAAACTAGCATATGACCAGGAATGATGATTTTTATAAGAAGATCCCTACGTGGGAAAATGACGAATGGTCTTACACTGAGTTTTATAACTACGATGAGTTTCGGGAATTTGTAAAATCTCTTTTTAAAGAACCCGGTAAATATGAATTTGACGATGTAGCATTTGAATTCAATTTACAAGCTAGAAAATACAACGATAGAAAATACTACTGTCCTTTTCCTGAAGGTACAGCAGACTTTAAAAAGTATTGGAACGGAGAAAAAGAGAAATGTAAAGAAGGAGTAATTTATAAAAGCGGTAAGAAGATATGGTATCTCCCTAGGGAATACTACATGTGGATCAACTTCTTACCAATCAATGATAAGAAAAAAAGGAAGTTCGGTTTCCCTGATGTATGGGATTCTCAATATCATATGGCTCTGTATGAGCTATTAGCTGAGTTACATTACCAGCATTGTGCAGTCCTAAAGAAACGTCAGTTTGGATCTAGCTATTATCACTGTGCTAAGCTCATAAATCAAATATGGTTTGAGGAAACTCCTATTCTTAAAATAGGCGCATCACTCAAAGACTACATAAATGAAAAGGGATCTTGGAAGTTCTTAAACGAGTATAAATCTTTCCTAGATAGTGAGACGGCGTGGTATCGTCCTATGAACCCTGGAAAGGTTCTCATGTGGCAGCAGCAGATTGGAGATACAGACTCTAACGGTCGTGAAACTCTGAAAGGTCTTAAAGGAACTATTCAGGGTGTATCCTTTGATAAAGATCCTACAACAGGTGTAGGTGGTGGGGTAAGGTACTTCTTCTACGAAGAAGCGGGGATTGCACCTACAATGGATCAGACAGTGGAATACATGTTTCCTGCGTTACAGTTAGGTGACATTACTACTGGTGTATTTATTGCAGCTGGTTCCGTGGGTGACCTTGATCAATGTGAACCTTTAAAAAAGATGATGCTATTTCCTATTAGACATAGCATATATCCTGTCGAGACTAATCTAATTGATAATAAAGGGACTATAGGTCTATCAGGATTATTCATTCCTGAACAGTGGTCAATGCCTCCATACATTGATCAATATGGTAACTCACTAGTAGAAGAAGCACTAGAAGCTCTTAACTCTAAGTTTGAGAAGTGGAAGAAGGATCTTGATCCTCAGACCTATCAGCTTAGGGTATCACAGCATCCGCGTACTATTGAGGAAGCTTTCGCGTTTAGAAACGTATCCCTTTTCCCTACTCATTTACTCTCAGCTCAAAAAGCTAGAATAGATGATAAAGACTATCCATATGAGTTTGTAAATCTTGCATGGAACGAAAAGGGTGAAGTAGTTCATACTACCAGTAATAAATTACCGATTTTAGAGTTTCCTATTTCAAAGAGTACAGAAGATAAAACAGGCTCTATCGTAGTATGGGAAAGACCTGATAAGAATGCAGAGTGGGGGACATACTATGCATCTATTGACCCGGTGTCAGAAGGAAAAACTACAACTTCTGATTCTCTATGTTCTATCTATGTCTACAAGAATCCTGTAGAAATAACTCGTGTAGGAGCTGATAAAGTAGAATCATTCATGGAGCGAGACAAGATTGTAGCTGCATGGTGTGGTCGTTTTGATGATATCAATAAAACACATGAGCGTCTCGAGCTCATAATTGAGTGGTACAGCGCGTGGACAGTAGTGGAAAATAACGTTTCCCTATTCATCCAGCACATGATTCATAGAAAGAAACAGAAGTATCTAGTTCAGAAAGACCAAATGCTTTTCTTAAAAGACATTGGTGCATCTAGAAACGTCTACCAAGAATATGGTTGGAAGAACGTGGGTACAATCTTTAAGAATCACATGCTTAGTTATCTCATCGAATTTTTAAATGAAGAGCTAGATGTAGAAACTAAAACAGATGGTACGATAGTTAAAAAGGTATATGGTGTTGAACGTATACCTGATATTATGGCGATCAAAGAGATGGAAGCTTATAATGATGATATAAACGTTGACCGTTTAGTTTCATTAGCAGCTCTTATTACTTTTGCTAAAGTTCAACAAGCAAACAGAGGATTAAAGAAAAGAACTGAATATACTGACAGATCACATTTGCAAAAATCTTCTGATTTATATAAATTATCAGTAAGCCCTTTCCGTAATTTAGGAAAAAATAATAGGGGTGGACTAAACATGGGTAAACCAAGAAACCCCTTTAAAAACATAAAGTAAAGACATGAAGGTTTTAAATGCGTTACAACTTAAAGGTGGGGCGAAAGCGGAGTACAACCGTCTTGGTAGTATTACCCAACCTATTCAGTTTTTACCTAGAAGAGAGAAAGACGAGTCGTGGACAGCATGGAATCTAGACTGGTTAGAGTGGCAGGGTCTGAAACAGATTAGACGTAATGCTCGTCGGTTAATGAAAAACTACAAGTTAGCCGAAGGTGTCATTGATAAAACAGACTATATCATCGAGGATGATAATGAAATGAGAGATCTTGTAGAGACTCTCATTAAAGAAGACGCTAGCGCATTAGAACTTAAGTTTTATCCTATTATTCCAAACGTAATCAGAGTTCTTACTTCTGAATTTGCAAAAAGGAATACTAAAGTAACCTATCACGGTGTTGACGAATTCTCTTATAATGAAATGTTAGAGGAGAAACGTAAGCAGATTGAAGAAGTACTTTATTCTCAAGCTGAACAAAGAGTCATGATTGAACTCTTAAATATGGGATTAAATCAAGAAGATCCCGAAGTTCAGCAGATGATGGAAGAAAAGATGAAACCTGAAAACATCAAGTCTCTTCCTGAAATCCAAAACTTCTTTGATAAAGATTATAGGAGTATGTCCGAACAATGGGCTTCTCACCAACATAAGATTGACGTCGAAAGATTCTCAATGGATGAGTTGGAAGAACGTGGTTTCAGAGACATGCTCATTACAGATAGAGAGTTTTGGCACTTCCGAATGATGGAAGATGACTATGATGTAGAGCTGTGGAACCCAGTGACTACGTTCTACCATAAGTCACCAGAAACAAGATATGTATCTCAAGGTAACTACGTAGGTAGAATTGAGATGCTTACCGTAGCAGACGTTATTGATAAATACGGTTACATCATGACTCAGGAACAGCTTGAGTCTTTGGAAGCTATTTATCCTGTACGTTCTGCAGGTTATCCATTACAAGGGTATCAAAACGATGGTAGCTACTATGATGCTACTAAGTCTCATGATTGGAACGTCAATATGCCTTCACTCGCGTATAGACAGTTTACATCCATGTGGGACAACTCTATCGCTCCTGGTGGTGATATTATTAACTGGATCTTTGGTGAAGGTGAAGACTATGCTCCTATGGGTATGGCGTTCCTCATGAGGGTAACAACCTCTTATTGGAAATCACAAAGAAAGGTAGGTCACCTTACCAAGATTACAGAAGACGGCGAAGTAATCATCGATATTGTCGATGAGAATTATAAGATTACAGACAAACCTATTTATAACACCAATCTCATTAAGAATAAGAGCAAAGACAATTTGATCTTTGGTGAACACGTAGATTGGATTTGGATTAATGAAGTATGGGGTGGTATTAAGATTGGTCCTAACCACCCATCGTTCTGGGGTATGAATAACCCCGGGGGTATTAATCCAATGTACATCGGTATTGACAAGAATAAAATCGGTCCTCTTAAGTTTCAATTTAAAGGGGACAATTCCCTTTACGGTTGTAAACTCCCTGTAGAAGGATCTATCTTCAATGACCGTAACACAAGATCAATGTCTATGGTCGATTTGATGAAACCATTCCAAATCGGTTATAACATTGTAAATAATCAGATTGCTGATATTCTTGTCGACGAATTAGGAACTGTTATTCTGTTAGATCAGAATGCTCTTCCTAGACACTCTTTGGGAGAAGATTGGGGTAAGAACAATCTTGCTAAAGCATATGTAGCTATGAAGAACTTTCAGATGCTACCGCTTGATACCTCGATTACTAATACTGAGAATGCACTGAACTTTCAGCATTTTCAAACACTGAACCTTGAACAGACACAGCGTATGATGTCAAGGGTTCAGTTAGCTAATTACTTTAAACAACAAGCATTTGAAGTAATCGGTATCACACCTCAAAGACTAGGTCAGCAGATTGGTCAAACAGATACAGCTAAAGGTGTCGAACAAGCTGTTACAGGATCGTTTGCTCAAACAGAGACATTCTTTATCCAACACTCTGATTACCTAATGCCTAGGGTACATCAGATGCGTACAGACTTAGCGCAATATTACCATTCAACAAAACCATCACTCCGCCTACAATACATGTTAGGTACCGGTGAAAAGGTTAATTTCCAAATGAACGGTACCGATCTCTTACTGAGAGATTTAAACGTATTCTGTACTACCAAAGCAAATCATCGTTCTCTTGTAGAACAAATGAAACAAATGATTGTAGGAAATAACACTACTGGTGCTACAATCTATGATCTCGGAAACATCATGCAGTCTGAAACTCTTGCTGAGATGAACCACATCTTGAAAGAGACAGAACGTAAGACAAGAGATGCTCAAGCTCAACAGCAGCAGCATGAAGAGAAGATGAAGCAGATGGAGATGGAACAACGTACAGCTGAAAGAAAAATGATGCTTGATCATCAATCTATGGAAGCTGAAAAGAATCGTCGTAAAGATCTTCTTGTTGCTGAAATTAAAGCATCTGGTTTTGGGTCTATGCAGGACATTAACCAGAATCTCCAAAGTGATTTCATGGATAACATGGACCGTATCAGAAAGTCTGAAGAATTCCGTGAAACTATGAATATGGAATCTAGTAAGGAAAATACTAAGGCTACCATTGCTAGAGAGAAAAACCAGATTGCTCGTGAGAAAACACAAGCTCAAATAGCAATGAAACAAACCGATCTTCAGATAGCTAGAGAGAATAAAAATCAATTTGATTTAAAAACAGCTAGTAAAAAGAAGAATGAAAAAGATTGATAGTGTTATAATGTATAGTTTTTTGATTTGAAAATAATGCACTTTATCATCTATAAAGTTTATTTTCTTTTCTTTGATTAAGATTTTGTCAGTTATAAAACCAACATTTATTTATTATGGAAGTACAAGAAAATACACAGGTAGAACAACTAGATCTTGACATTGATTCTATGCTTGGTATCAGTGCGGATAGCGTCATGCTCCCCGCTGATAAAGAAACCAAACCTAGTGTCTTTTCAAGAAGTGGTAACCCTGATGTTTCTTTCCTTGACAGAAAAAATGAACTAGAGAACGAAGAACCCGAAGAGGAAGAAAAAAAGGAAATTGAGAAAGTTCTAGCTATTGACGATACTCAAGTTTCCGAAAAGAAACCTCGCTATAACAAAGACGGAGTTCTTCAACTAACAAACAAACTTATTGAGAAAAAGCTTCTTATTCCTTTTGATGATGAGAAACCTCTCGAGGATTATTCTCTTCAAGACTTTGAGGAATTGTTAGAAGCTAATTTTAATGAGCGTGAGAGAAAAGCTCGTGAACAGGTTCCTGCTGAATTTTTTGAAGCATTACCTGAGGAGCTTCAGTATGCTGCTCAATACGTAGCTAACGGTGGTACAGATCTTAAAGCATTGTTTAGGACATTGGCGAGTGTAGAAGAAGTTCGCTCAATGAGTCCTGATGATGACAATGATGCTAGGACTATCGTTCGTTCTTATCTTCAAGCAACTAGATTTGGTAGCGCTGAGGAAATCGAAGAAGAGATCAACTCTTGGGATGACCTTGGTAAACTGAACGAGAAAGCTAAGAAGTTCAAACCAAAACTTGACGCTATGACTGAACAACAAATTCAGTATCAGCTTCAAGAACAAGAAGAACGTCGTAAAATGCAGGAACAACAAGCTCAAATGTACATGGACAATGTATATAGAACACTTGAACCTGGTGAGCTCAATGGTTTGAAACTTGATAGAAAGACTCAGAACATGTTGTTCTCAGGTCTTGTTCAACCCGCATATCCCTCTATTTCTGGGAGACCTACAAACCTACTCGGTCACTTGTTGGAGAAACACCAATACGTAGAACCAAACCATTCCCTTATTGCGGAAGCTTTGTGGTTACTCGCAGATCCAGATGGATATAAAGCTAAAGTTCGTGAGAATACTAAGAAAGAAGTTGTTAAAGAGACTGTTCGTCAATTGAAGTCTGAAGAGTCCCGTAAAACATCTTCTTCCTATGCACAAGAGGAGGAGTCGTACCAACAACCTCAGCGTCAAACTATTGCTAGACCAAGTAAAAACTTTTTCAAAAGATAAATTATTTAATATTTTCAAATGGCAACACCAGTTTTAAACAATGGTATTTTTCTACGTGATACGAACTACCAAGCTAGTTCTCACGTAGATTCTTACCACCTGGTAAACATGCTGAAAGATGCGGAGCCTATGGACATGGGTCCAGTCGATATTTGGGCGATGGCTCAGAAAGTCGAAATGCCGCTTTATCAGTTGTCTTCCTTTGGTGGTAAGAATGTGATTATGGTTGACAATGCTCGGGGTGAGTACAAGTGGCAGACCCCAGTAAGTCAAGACC